AAAATGCTAGTTATGGAATGACATGGCTAGCAAATAAACTGACGCATTGTGAAGAGTTAAAGCGAGAGCTAAAAAGAGAGGGTTATTCTTTTAATGTTAATATAGATGAATATGTTGAGAAATTAAGAAGTTTCTGTAATAATATATATCTATCTATAGATTTAGCATCTAAAGCTACAAATGGTAAGGTTAAGTTTATTCCATATGTTTATATTCCAGAAAACAATGAAAGAGCTACAACATTTTATTTGCATTGCTACATTGAAAAAGGGATTATGAATATTTGTCAAGGAAGTGAGATAATGCAAAAGTTACCTATGGAGGGTATAGAAATAGTATTTGATTGTTCTTTAAGAATGATGATGAGATATTATGATAAACCTACACATTCTCTTATGAGAGTTAATTATAGAGGTTTATATGATTCACCTAGAACTCCAAAAGGTACTTATAGAGCAAGGCAGTTACATTCTCATCCTTATATAGCTCAACCATCCAGGCCTGATTATGGAACTAATGCTTATGAAAATGGTGAATTACTTTGGGGATTAACCTGTTTTAGCAATTATACTGATGATGTAAAGAAATCATTCCATGACTTAGACTTTGTTGTCTTAGCTATGAAATTGCTAGAATGGTCTGGATATTATAATATTGATTATTCAAATCCTTACAATATGCCAACTCATATGCATTTTGGAATGCCTTCTAGATTTAGTAAAGCTTATCAAATGTCTCAAGGTAGACAGACAGATAATTGCTCAACTAGATTAAGAGGTAAATTAATGAATAATGATGCTGCAGCATACTCTAAAGCTTATTTAGGGGACATCAAAAAGGTAAATGATTATTGTAATGAAATTGATTGCGTTTGGAGAAATGACTGTGCAATGTATAAAAATCAATCAGAATCATTAAAATCATTAGATGATGAAAATAGAAGGTATGAATTAGAGTCAATATTAGGTTCTTTAATAGCTGAATTAGGAAATGATTATGTTGATAATAATTTAATAGAAGCAGAATATGAAATATATTTTGATGCACCTGGTTCAGAAAGGTTAGAAGAAGAAGGCATTAGAAATTATGAAGATGTCTTAAATTCTTTAATTTGTAGTTACCAGAGTATTCTTTCATATGAATGGCTATTAGATAGAATAGAATATTGGGGCAAACCAGAACCTGAAACTGCAGAAGTCGTTATAGAAGATACGTCAAATGAAGAGATAAAGAAACAGATGTTGCAATGGGCAACAGGAAGGGGTTAAATGGAATCATTAAATAAAATGTTTTGTATCGCTGAAAAAGATTGGTATAAAATAATATCTTGGGCTACAATAGCATATGATGAAGATAAAAATGAAATATCTGGTCTGGCTACAGCTGTTCCAAATAAAGAAGGTATTTATACTGTTGGCGATATAGAAATATTAAAACAGGAAAATTCAGGTAGTAATACTGAATTAGAAGCATCTTCAGTTACAGATTATAAGATGAAATATGGTATGAAATACAAGAATCCTAAAATGAAGTTTGTTTGGTGGCATTCACATCATACTATGGGAGCATTTTGGTCTGGAACTGATGAAAAAGAAATAGAGGCATGGAAAAATGATTCATTTTCCTTGGCTTTAGTGGTAAACCTGAAACAGGAATACTTATTTAGAGTAAGTTTATGGAAAGCTTCAGGTTTAGAGATTGAACAGCATTATGATATTCCTTTGAATATAATAAGAAAAGACGGTATTAATGTTACTAAAGAGATGAAAGAGCAATATGAAGAACTTTGCTCTAATAAAATTTCTGGAGTAAAATTAACTAATGGATATACTTATTATGGAAAGAATATTAATCAAGAAAACTTCTGGAACAATAATGTTATTCATGATAAAATGGCTCTAAAAGACAAAGCGCATTACACTGAAATATGTGAAGCGATAGAAGAATGTATGGATAAATTTATGGGAGGCGAACTATCTTTAAATAAATTTAAAAAACAGTTAAAATTAATTCAGTCAAGAATGGATGAGTTTAAAATAACTGATTATAGAATATCCATGCCAATGGAAAATAAAGATGAGTTGTTACATAGACTTCAATTTATATTTCCACATGAACTTTTAGAGTTTAAGGATAAAAATAGTCAAAAAGCATATAAAGATGAAGGAGAATACTATGGCTGGGGTTATTAATCAAAGGTCTGCTGGTTTAATAGATTCTCTTAATCAGCATGTGTTTCACATATTGGGTTGCGGGGCTATAGGTAGTTCCGCAGCTACCCAATTATCTAGGATGGGAGCTGAAAACTTTGTTTTATATGATATGGACAAGGTAGAAACACCTAATATAGGAGTTTCTCAATATGGACATTCTCATATAGGAATGAGTAAAACATCAGCTTTAAGTTCACTAATAAAAGACATTAATCCAGAATCAGAAATAACTGAAATGGATGGATTATTTGAAACTTTTATGTATTATAATGAAGATGATATTATAATATTAGGGTTTGATAGTATGGAATCAAGGCTGGAAGCTATGAAGACATGCTTGTCTTTTAAAGGGTTTAAACCTAGATTGTTGATAGATGGTAGAATGGGTGCAGAACATTACCAACAATACACATTTATCAACCCTAAACTTAAAGAATATCAAAAAACTTGGTATTCAGATGAGGAAGGTAGTTCAGAACCATGCAATATGAAGGCTACAAGTTATTGCTCAAATATGGCAGGAAGTTTTATAGCAAATACCGTTCGTAAAGTGCTTACTAAGCAACCATACGAAGCAGCTTTGTCATTCAATTTTCCTACAGCTATACTAGAGAAAAATACCTTGTATAAATAGCCTGAATGTTGTAATATAATGGGCTGGCTTAAATAAGATGAAGATAGGTGGTATACACCGTATACAGCAATCTTTTTAAGTCAGCTCATTTCAATTAATCAGGAGAAAAATAATGGAAACTATAGCTGAATGCATTAAAGCAATGTATAGTAATGTAAGAACCAGAATAAAGAAAAACAGGAGGAAAGATGACGTTAAAAAAGGTAAAAAGAAAAGCCGTAAGTAAAAACCCTAAAACAATGTTATTATATGGTGCTCCAAAAGTAGGTAAAACTACTGCACTTAGTCAATTAGATGATTGTCTTATAATTGATACAGAAGGTGGAGCTAATATGATTGAGGGTTACATAGAAACAGTTAGCAGTAGAGCTGAACTAATAGATTTACTAAAATCAGCTCAAGAAGGACATGAATACAAGTATGTAGCTATTGATACGATAGACAAGATAGCATCATGGGCAGAACAAGCCGTTTGTGAAGAAGAAAATGTATCTGCTGTCCAAGATTTAGCATTTGGTAAAGGGTTTGGTATGGTAAGAGAAAAAGTGCTGAATACTGTTCAATTTCTTAAAGAGATATTTCCTCATGTCATAATCATCGGACATAGGAAATGGGCGAGAGCCGTGGTAGATAGTAAAGCAATAGTAGAACCAGAAAGTCTAGACTTAACAGGTAAATTAAAGAATATGTTAATGGCAGACTGTGACGCTATTGGATATGTCTACAGAGATGATGAAAAAGGAAAGCTAAAGGTATCATTTAAATCAAATGAAGCACTTGAAGCTGGAAGTAGAAGTCCCCACCTAAAGGGTAAGGACATTGAGTTAAAATGGAATCTAATCTATAAAGGAGATAAATAATGGCGATATTCAAACCAGAAGGAACAAGTAGTTTTGGAAACTTTACAGGAATATGTGAGTTTGGCATATTAGAGTTTACTGATAAATCAGGAACTTTTGATTGGGCTGATATATTCTTAGAAGTGAAAGTAAAGCAAAAAGATAGTGATTATGATAGAACATTGCAGATTAAAGGCTCTCTTGAAAAAGAGAATGGAAAGATAACTGGTGGTAGTGTTCTTAAAAGAATGTATCATTTCTTTGACCAAATCGGATGTGGAGCAGGTATAAATGTTGATGGAGAATGGGAAGATGAAAAAGGAGATAAAATTGATGATATATCAGAATATCTTAATAGAAAATTCCTAAAGCCTAATTCAGATTATGAACCTCCTATGGAATATTTAGGTTATTTCTATAAAGAACAGCCTAAAACTCCAGGTGGAAAAGCTTATGTAAGAGTATTTACTAAAGTTTATAAAAATCAAGAAGAGAATAAAGCAAAGTTAAAAAGTGATGTTGATTGGATGAAATCAAAAGGATATTTAAAAGAAGTTACTGATGAAGTTACTGAGAAAACTGAAATGTCTGGAAGCGGTTTAGCTAATCTATGATGTATGTCGAGATAGCTAGAGGTACACCAGTAAATAGAGGTATTATTATACCATCTAACAAACTTGTTAATTATATAGGCAAGGAACCTTTATATAGGTCTGTTTATCTTTATGATGAAACGGCTTTACAGTATGTTGAAAAAAAAGGGAGTCTTAGAGACTACTTTGGAATTAGATATATTGATAAGATTCCTATTGATATAGACAAGGGAGATAATACTGATGAAAAAACTTTAGACATCTTGAGAGGTATTATCCTAGAGCTGGAGGATTCAGAGATTGATTGTGGGAGCTTTCAATCTTATTTCTCTGGCTCTGGATACCATTTGATATTATCAGCATCTTTATTTAATTTTAAACCTGGTAACGATTTACCTTATATTGTCAAGCAAACACTAAAGAAACTAATCCCGAATATAGATGCTAGCATTTATATGAGGACAGGTATCTATAGAGTTCAGCATACTACTAATCAGAAAACAGGTTTATACAAAATCCCTTTAACTAGAGATGAAGTAATGAATAAAGATGTTGATGAAATCTTAGAGATGGCTAAGACTAATCGTATTGATTTTAAATATCACACACTTAAAGGAGATGGAGAGTTAGAACATACAATAATAACTGATGTTCCAGATGTTCAGGTATTTAATAAAATATCAGAACCTAATAAAATAGTTCCATGTGTACAATCAATGTTAAAACAGGGAGCTAAACAGGGAGCAAGACATGTTACAGCAATGAGGATAATCAGTCATTTTAAAAGACATGGTATACCTAGTCACTATGCTAAAGTATGTATGCTTCATTGGAACAACAAGAGCATGAATGAGAATCAGATAATGGAAATGGTTGAAAAGGTTTATAATAGGAATTATAAATATGGATGCCATGACCCAATAATGGTAGAGCATTGTAAAACTCAATGTATGTTCTTTGACAAGAAAGACTATTTGATTGATATTAAATCAGCAGATGAAATGCAAGGAGAGTTACACGAGAGATTAACAACTGATTTCAGTGGTAAAACCATAGACCTAGGAAGAGCCCTAGGAATAGATAAAGAATCAGTTATATTTCCTGGAGAACTAGTAACTATCTTTGGACCAACTGGGTCTAATAAAACGACATTTGCTCAAAATTTGGCATTAGGAGTTGATTTCAAAAACAACCTAATAAACAAAGATTGGCAAATACCTACATTATTCCTTAGTTTAGAACTATCTTCTTGGTATATGCATAGAAGACATCTTCAAATAGTATCTGGAAAAGAGAAACAAGAAGTTAACGATAATTACGATAGATTATATGAATTGCATAAAGATAAATTAGAGCATATAATGGTTCAAACAATATCACCAACTCTTGACAAAATATCAGAAAAGGTGAGGGAACTACAGCCATCATTAGTAATTGTAGATTATATTGATTTAGTGGATACTCCTGTTAGTTATAGAGGAGAATATGAAAAGATTAAATATATATCTCATGGATTATCTAATTTAGCTGTAAATACAGATATGATAGTAATTCAAATATCGCAAGTAAGCAGAGAGTATAGCAGAAATGAAGTGCTTGACTTATACGCAGGTAAAGGTTCAGGCGCAATTGAGAACGCTTCGAGAAAGGTGATTGGTCTAAATGGACAATCAGATTCTAAAAACAGAGCAGTTAGGTTATTCAAAAACACCGATGGAGAACTGTTTGACACCGAAGTTGAATGGACTCCATCATTTAGATTAAGGAGGACTCAATAATGGGATGGTTAATAAAAATAGCTTTACTTGATGATAGGTTTTATGTTATATTATTATCACTATTTAGGTTTGGGATAATAAGAACTGGCAATGAAACCTTGAGTGGTATAAGTTTAGTTTTTGGAGTATGGAAATTAGAGCTCCAAACAAACTTATCAATCGTAACTAAAAAAGAAATCAAATTAAGAGATTATGGAAGAGCATAAAACTAAGAAAAAATACTACAAACCTAAAAGGGGACGAAAGTCCCCTAATAGGTTGACTATCTGGGAACAGAAGTTCAGCAGAAAGCTAAAGAAACATCATGGAACATTTGCAAAGAAAACGTTTCATAGATTAATGAAGAAATCATCAACGCTAAGGTCGACACTTAAAAGAAGGAGTAAAGAATATGAAGTTGAATTTAATATATCACTTGAGGAAGTTCGTCAATTATTATATAGGGTTTATGGACGTACCTGCAATTATTGCAATCAGAAGCTTCTTGTTAATAACATGGCATGTGACCATATTATTCCTCTTAGCATGGGTGGGAATTCAACTCCTGAAAATCTTCAGATGATATGTGGAAGATGTAATACTCGTAAGGGGCCTTTAACAGATAGAAACTTCAGAAAATTATTAAAGTGGCTTGACAGACAAGAGTATGAATTAAGGAAGTATGTATTAAGAAAGATGTCAAGTAGAGATTTTTAACACACGCAAATGGGGTAAACGACACGCCAGCGGTGAACAGCTGGATAAACTGACTGAATAATGATTAGTTTAGTGGGTTGGATAGCCCAAGCAATGACATGCTAGTTTGCCCCAGAAAATTTATATGATGCCTTTACCAGATATATGTAATGAATGTGACAAAATGGTTAGTCTCCTTGATTGGAGAGGTTTATGTGATAAATGTTCGGAGAAGGAGGATGAAGATGAGTTATAATAAGTGTAATTTCCCTAAAATGGGTACAAAATTTCACCAAATAGGAAAGAAAAAGAAAGGAGGCTTAACATCAGAAGAGTGGCAAAAGAAAAGACAAGAGACTATAAAGAAGCATCCGCTGTGGTAGCAAACAAATTAAATGAATATCAAGCTTTAAAATACAATAAAGATAATAAGTTTGACATTGATTTAAAATTTGGAGAGAAATTTGAAAAGAGTTTTGCTAAAATATTATCAGTAGGTAAAGTTGAAGTAAAGACAGAAAGAGATATATGGAAAAAAACTGGTAATGTAGCTATTGAATTAGCATCCAGAGGAAAACTTAGTGGTTTAAATACAACGCAAGCAGAATGGTGGGCCCAAGTACTTACAATAGATGGAAATATAGAAGGAGTTCTAATGTTTCCTGTTGATAAATTGAAGAAAATAGTCAAGAAATCAGTATTCAAAGGAAAAGGGAGAATGGTAATGGGAGGAGACGATGATACAAGCGAGATTGCGTTAGTCCCATTGGAGGACTTGGCAAATGGTATTTAAACGAAATAAAAAATATTTCTCAGAGTTGAGGATGGAGAGAGAAGGAAGATGGGTAAATGAACATCCCTTATTTTTGTGCGGAAATAAGGGATTATACCCAGTTTTTAAGACAGGAGGACCTACAGGTAGGTTCCCAAAAAATCATCAGGAATTTATACTAAAAGAAATAGGAGGTAATAAAAATGACATTGAAAACAGAATATGATAAAAGAAGACACTTGCAGATTCAACTTGATGAAGCTAGAAAAGAGAATAAATTCTTAAGAAGGGAGTTAGAGTTATGCCAAGAGACGACTACGAAGCAATCTCCAAAATAATAGAGGAAGTTGTAGGTAAAGATACTCTAACTGGTGTAAAATTACTTGAAGGAATAAAGTTTTATTTCGACAATAAAATTCAAGAGATAAGAATTGTAAATAGAGAACCAGCAGTAAAGTATAGAATTGGTAAATCTGTTTATAAAGAAGAAGCAGATAAAGCAATGAAGAAATTTACAAAGAAACTAAACAAAGAGAACATAAAGTTTAGAGAAAAAAGAGATAAAGCGTGTGCAATTAGTGGTTGAGAATAACTAATAGAGTACACAGTTTGTGGAAATTATAAAATGAAAGAAGGAGCTTAGATGGCTAAATTCAAAAAAAAGCCAACCATGAAAGAAATGGCTAATGTTGTGGTTGAAATTAACAAGAAAGTTAATGAGGCACACATGGTATTAAGACAGCTTGACGATATCCTAGGTCTTTATATAAAGATGAAAGGGGATATGACAGAGTTTAGAGCTTATTTAGATAAAATGGTTGCTGAAAGGACAGAGGAACATGACAAGGAAACAGATGGAAACGCTGATAAACCAAATCTTCAAGGAGATACAGACGGTGAGAGCAGCGGGACAGAAGGAGTACGCCAGGAAGCAGAATAATGCTTTTGCTAACTTTGAAAGAATAGGCGATAATTTAAACTTAAGTAGAGAAAAAGTTTTACTTGTCTATTTATTGAAGCATATGGACGGAATAACTGCACATATTGAAGGTCATAGTTCTCAAAGAGAAGATGTTAGAGGAAGAATAACAGATGCAATAGTTTACTTATGCCTTTTATGGGGCATGATAGAAGATGAAAGCAAGAAATCTAGAAATCAGAGATACTTAGAACAGATAGAAAGAGAAGGAAAATGACAAGATGTGCTAAATGCAAGGAGCTTATAGGTGGGACAGCACCTGCCTATAAAGCTTCTAGAGGTTTTGTGGATGATGATGGAATATTTTATGATGATGAGGCAGTAATAGTTCATATGGAATGTTTGTCACATACATTTAACCCATTTGAATATATCGAAAGTAAGATTAAAGGTATTTAAAACATACCAGGTTTAGGTTGGTCATATCTAGTGCCCTCCTCAATTTCATCTTTTCTTTGAGATTGGAACCTACTAATATCCTGCAAAGGTAACCCCAAGAATTTCTCAGGAAGTCTAGAAGGATTATCAATTAATCCTCTACCAGGTTGAAATATATCTCTTATAATTCTACCAAAAGGAAAGAAAGTATATGCTTGATAATCAGTTAATTTACTCCAATCATTTTTAGCATAAGACATTATAACTGACATAGGAATCCTAGCTATTGGAGGACTTATCATTTGCAATGGAGCTATAGCAGTTGGATAAGTACCATAAAAAGCTCTTTCTCTTTCTTTTTCATTACCAAATATCCAATTAGCTGTATCCTGCAGCCATGAATAAGGCTGAGGCATAGCAGTATCAAATAAACTATACATAAATATACTTCCCATAGCTGCTACAAACAAATCAATAGTCATAGTTCTCTTGAATTTTTCATAACCTGCAGTTCCAGGCTTAAAACCATACCTTTTAGCCTCCCTTATCACATCGTTACGAAAACGTACCGAATTCCACGCATAAAGTTGAAACCTTGTCATTACCTTACCTAGAGCAGTTCTCGCGAAAAAAGGGCGCTGTGGGGCCTCATATAAGAATTGTGTAGCTTTCACACCTTTTTTAGCAGTCTCTATTAAAAATGGGTGATTAGGGTCTTTAATCATTCCGCCATATTGTTCCCAAGCCCTAACATAATGAGCCATAAAAGCATCTCTTCTTAATGTTCTTTCAGGAACAGACATAAACTTAGAAGCTTTAGATATTACTGTATCAGAAAGTCCATGTTTTTTACCTAAAGAAAGAATTTCCTTCCTGGCAATAGGGTCTTTAGAGTTAATTTTTGAAGTCAAGTCACCAATAAAAGCTTCTATACCTTTCATGCCTTTAGCTTCTTTACCTAATCCAAGTTCATGAACCATAAACTCTGGAACAACTCCTTTCTTGACAACAAAATCTTCAACATCTTGTATGCTATTCCATTCAGGGTTAATTCTTTTAAGCCATTTGACACTTCGAGCTTTCATTAATGCAGCTGGTCCTGCTGATTGTATAGTATGTAAACTACCTCCAAATAAATTGGTTACAGCAGATTTTGGATGGGCAAGTAAAGCTGCAAGTTCAAATTTAGCTTCCATGTTAGACCAATTTCTTATATCCTGATAAGTAAAATCTTCTAACTCTTTAGGAAGGTCACTCTTTTTTAATCCTAATTTTCTTCTAATGGAGTTTACTCTATCTAAAACTCTATTATCAGCCCACCAACTATAAGGAGTGCCCTTTAATTTCATTTTAGGGTCATTGTATATATCTTCTGGTATAACATCTGGTTGACCCATTGCTCCTTGAGTATATAATTTAAAGAACTTGCTCCATCTTCCAGCTAATTCAGCTCCAAATTTACTTCTCATTCTTTTATATGATTTATCAATAACATCTCTTGCAATTATTTGATTAAGCTGCTTATAATAAGCATTAGTTATATTTTTAACATAAGTATCCATAACATTCATATCAGTAGACCAACCTTCAACATGACCTTTCCTAGAGAATAAAGAACCAGTAGATATTTTCATATCAGCCCATTTAATAACTTCTTTTTTCTTGGCTTTTTCTTTAGCGATATCCTTTAAGCTGTCTCTAATTGAAAGAATGTCAACCTTATCCCAATCGCTAACTTCAGCAAATTGCCAATCTCCAGTCAAGGATTTATGTCTCATGACAATATCTCTTAAAGCTTTTTCTTTTTCTTCTGGTTTTAAAGTTGAATCTTTTTGAACCTTATCTAAAGCTCTTCTCATAGACCTCTCAGCAGCACCTTTATCAAAGAACATATGAGGCCAGTATGATTCAAACTCAAACTTACCAGTAGGATTAAATACCCACTTGTTATAATTGTTTCCTCTGGCACCTAATTCATACATCATTGAGCGCATAATATGTCTCATCCCATCAATACCAACTTCCATTTTAATCTTGTCACCTTTTTCAAAAGAAGTTTGAGCATCTTTAATAAATTTCTTCCAATTCATAATTGGTTGAGTTTTTGTTTCGGGGTCAAAATACTTACCAGTTTGATATTTTTTGAAAACTTTTTCATCACCTCTGATTAAGCCATGTAAAGATTCAAACCTCTTAGAAAGCTTTTGATTAATTCCAGTTAAGTTTTTATCAATAGAGCCTTCTATAATCTCTTTTCCAGTAACTGAAATTCTATCTCCCTTGTCATTTGGAACAACAAATTCCTTGTCCTTCAATTTAGACCAGTTTAATTCTTTTTCAGTATTATTCTTGAGATTCCAATAAACAGATTTATAAGCTTTTGCTTCAGCCTCAGTTATATCACCTTTTTTCCTAGCGCCTTCAATAGATTTAATAACTCCCTGCTCCCTTTGAGCTACAGCTATTTGGAATAAATCATTTCCTTCCTTATGTTCTTTAAGGTGTATAAAATCATTCTGTATATCTTTTGATATTGTTTCGGCTTCTCCTTGAGCAAGAGTGTTTGATTTATGAACCCAATTCTGAAGTACCTCCAAGAAATAAGTAGGTCTTCTTATTGTTCCTTTCTTAACAGTTCCATCAGAGGTCATAAACCAACCCTCTTTTTTAAGCCATTTAATATCATATGCCATTAGTTCCCTATTAATAGTATCAGGGAATAAAGACCAATATCTTTTTTGCATTTCAGGAGTTTTACTTCTCCATATTCTCTGGAATATTGTCCCATTCTCAGCTTCTCTAAGCCAAGACCTAATCATTTCAAAATCTCTCCTATGTAAAGCGTTTAAATCTTTAGACTTTCCAGTTGCTTCAAAAGTAATACCTCTTATTTGTTCATTTAAATCAGGTATATTCTCGCCTATTTTATTATTGTATCTTTTTAATATAGTGGCTATATCAGTAATAAGTTCTTTATCTCTACTATTTAGTTCGCCTTTTTTAATTCCAGCATAACCTTCACCTTTGTGAGCTCCTTGTACAAGTTCATCAATGACATTCTTATCTTTTCCAATACCAGCATCTTCAATTTCTTTTTCCACTTCTTTAGATTTCTTTTTAATACTTTCTTCAGTAGGCTGTTCCCACATTTTCCCATAAACATTATTCATTGCTCTAAAATGATTTTGAATATTAATATCTTCTATAGCTTCTGAATTAAGAGCAAGTCTAGTTTGTTTAGTTCCAGCTGCATCTTTAACTAATTTAGTAACTAAACTTCTTAACATAGGATTATAATAGTCCCTAGATAACCTGTCAAGGAACTTGTATAATTCTCCTATTTTACCTCTGTTAAGAGTTCCTATCATTAAATGGTCAAATAATTCTTTTTCAGCACCATTTAATTTAGACTTATATTCATATATTTTATTATCTAATTTCATTTGGTCCCAAGTCGCTGACCTCTCATCACCTTTTAAATCTTTTTTTCTAGGCTTAGGAACAAGTCCTGCTTCAATAAGTTTTGGGTTTTCAAATATCATTTTTGTTAATTCTACATGTTTAGCATCTTCAACTCCTTCAAGGTAAGCTCCTGTATCAAGTTTTCTTCTTTCTTTTGGCAATAAATAGCTTTTAGCTTTAAACATTTCTGTTTTTCTGTGAATAGATTTTATTTTCTTTTCATCGAACTTATACTTGTCCATTAATCTTTTAATATTTAATAAAGTAGCCATATCAGCCAAGTCATTTGACATAAAATCTTCACTTTGCCTGACTATATCACTTAATAATTTGAATTTATAATTAGAGTCATATAAAAACTTATTACTCCATCCACCTTTTTTGTTCTTTATTTCATTATACCAAGGAGTTTTTCTAATAATTCTTATTAAATTCTTCATACCAGTAATAGAAGTATCTTCCGCCATTGCCCTTCTAACGTGCCTGTTATTTAGATTATTAGCTAAAACTATATCTATCTGGTCATTATATGGAACTCTAAAAGAACTTCTTGCCATTAAAGGTTTAAGCCAATTAAACTTTGTAACCATTTGATTAATTTCACCATAAGCATTTTTAGTCATATTTAAATCTAGTCTATTAAATAAACTATCACTCCAATCTAAACCTTCTAAAGTCTCTACTATTTTAGGTAGCATAGTATTCTTTTGTTTTTCAGTTAAATTTCGAATATTAGAAGCCATATCATTAACTTCATCCATGCTCCATCTTCTTCCTTGAGCATGATTTCTACCAAAATATGCACTATTCATATCCATATATGAATTTAAAAGGCCTCCTTTTCGTTTTAACATCCATGGCTTAATATCTTTATCAGACTTTACATATTTACCCTTATCGTTTAACCTTATTTCAATTTTTGTATTAAAATAAGCCTCATGTAATGTATTAAAAAACACATCACGATGTTTTAATCCAGCTTCATCTAACGGGTCAGAACCAAATGCTATTTGAGCACGAGTAAGTTCTCTTTGATACCTTCTCCATTCATTAGATTCTTTAGGAGTTATAGTAATTCTAAGCCTATTTCCATCTTGTTTCCAGCTCCATTGGTCCTTTTTACCTTCAGCTTCTATCAAGGAATTATAAGCAGACCTCATATTTTGGGCTTGAGATACTATAGTGCCTAACAAATCTCTTCCAGAAACAGCTCCTTCAGAAGCTTTCAACCTAGATACTGGAGAATAGTATAAGGATTTACTTGTCTTTAATGGATTATCATTACCATACCCTTCTGTAAGAAGTTTTTTAAATTCTTCTGTTTTAGCTTCATTTACATCGCCACCCTTATAAAACTCCCCTTTATTTTTATGAATAGCATCCATCCAAGATTGTTTCATCCCAAAACCAGTTCCATCTTCTTTCTTGCCACCAAAATATATAAACGCTTCATCTCCATCAAGGTCAGCTCCACCTAAAGCCCTCATACTCCTAGCATGTAGCATAATACCATGTCCTTCTCGCCCCGTAAATCCCTTAAATTGGAGCTTATGTGCTCCAGATATACTATCCATAGGGACACGTAAAACAAGAGCATTAAAGATGTCTTTATGAGCTGGGTCTTTAGACTTCCATAGTTCACCTAATGTCTTAGTTGTCCCATCAGCAAGTTTTATTCTTGTCTCTTTATACGCATTATCTAAATAGAATATATCATCTCTTGTATTAAGGTCCTTAAAGTCTCTTTGCATCCATTTATCAAAAGGTCTCATTCTAGCTACTGCAGAGTTATCTGTATTAGGTCTAGTAATTGATTTAACGAAATAATTATGTAATACTGCGGCCCTATAATCCCTGACATTTTTATGTAAGTATCCAGAAAAACCCGCATTACCTTTTTTAGCAGCTTCTTCTCCAACGATAGCTACATTTTTAAGAAGTCTATCTATAGGAGATATAGAGTCTCTTATATTAGCTATAGCATCAGCTCTTTGCTCCATGCTAATCTCACCTTCTCTAAACTGAGCTTCAATATCTTTCTCAACTACCCTTAACATTCTTTGCATTGCCATTTCTGCAAATCTTTCAGCACCAGGTGTCTTAAGAGCTGTAATAAGTTCATTTGTACCTACATCTTCTAAATTCCTGACAAGGTCTTCTACCTTCTTATTGTCTAAGGTAGATAAATAATCATTCATTTTATTGTTAATTTGTTTTTTACCATCATAAGCTTTTTGAATAGTTTCTTTATGTATATCAGCTATCATCTCCTGTGAAATAGGCGAATGTCCAAATGAATTTAGGTTTGTAAATAATTGTTTAACCCATATTTGACTTTGAACCATATGATGGTCATTAACTACAGAGGAGTTATATTTAACATTACCTGGATTAAGTTCATAATGTTCAGTTCCTTTTAATTTAAGTTCTCCTTTATTTCCAACTTCATAATCACCTACTTTTCTAGTACCAGTTTGCTTAGCAGAAGATGTCATAATCATCATATGAACACCTTCTTTCTTCATCTCTGCACTAGCTTTATCTCCTACTGTATGCATCATATATTTGCCAAGTAAAGCTCCCATACTATTACCTTTATAATCAGGAGTATTGTCTATAATAAAAGATTTATTTTGACCTGATTTAGGATGAGCTGCATCTAGATTAATAGCATTAATAACATCCTGCCTAACAAGTATAGCACCATCAACATGCTCTGGTAATTGTACATTTAAAGCTTTCAATGAAGATAGATTTTTAGGTTTAGTAGGGTCGCCTATAAGAACATATCTATAGTTATTTTCAGGAGACATATCATCTATTTGTTTAGATATAAACTCTTTATTTCCTGAATAACCATTAGTCATCCATATCTGAGCTCTTTTATTATATGCTACAGCACTAGGGATGAAGCCTTCACCTACAACTGTTTTTATATTTTCAGGAGAATATTTAAATCCATTAAGATTAAGGTCATACATCATATTAGATACAACCATCTTTTTAAAATTTTTATTACTTATACCATACTCTGCTTTTGCTATTTTCATATCTTTATTTAAAACGCCTAAAGCTTTTTTATCGGTAAACTCTAATTTACCCTTTTCATTTCTTACTTGCCTTGTTTTTAATACTTTAATTATATCTAAATAATTCTTCTTAGAATTATCCCTACTTTTAGGATGAAACTTAACAAAGTTTATTCTTCCTTTATCTCCTTGTCCACCCATAGGATACATGTTATGTTTTTCTGCCATCTCTTTAATTACTTTAGCTTTAGCCTTTTTAGCGGCATCAATAGCATCATTTTCTTTCATACGATGACTAAACCTATAGTGATTAACCAAATCATTTAAAGGAACTTCTACAGAGAAACCTTTTTTATTATATACTAGCATAGAATCAAGTACAACTAAAGGAGCAGCAACTCCCTTTTCAAGTTTACCTCCTTCAGCCAAGTATACTTCTTCAATCAGTTTAGGAGGTTCAACTTGTCTTAATGCTTTTCCATCGGAAGAAGTAGGTCTCATTGGGTCTGTAAAAGTCAAGTCCCTTCTATTTGTCTTAACAAATATAACTTGTTTGCCAAGATTTTGTTCTGTTAACCATTTCTTTATAGTACGTTGGGCATTATCTGATAGTTTGCTTTTTAACCCTAATTCTTTTTGTATATGCTCAACAGCTTTCTCCCACTTAACATTCTTTTCACCTACCTCTGTATGCATTCTTATAGCTTCTTCTGCCTTTTTACCACCTTCAAGCATCTTGTCACGTTTATTTACTAATAAATCATCTTTCTTATCCCAGAATTCTTTTAAGAAATCACTAGAGAATCTTTCACCTTTTTTCATTAAAGGAGTAGATTCTGCAGTCATCCCAATATCTAAATCGTTAACTACCTCACCTGTATTATAATCTATATATTCTGTTTGCTCTAAACCTTCTCTCAGTTTTATATCTTCTTCTAATTCTTTTATCTCTTTTTCAATCCTAACCTTCTCTTTACGGATTTTCTTTAAAGATGTTCTAGGTAGTTTTCCTTCCTTTAAATCTAAATTTATATCATCTAACTCTCTCTGCCTTACAACTATTTCTTTTCTTATATTTCGTATTTGTTTAACAGTTTTAGAGTGTCCTAATACTTTCTTTTCAGGTATAGCATCTTTAGCTTTAGTTTTCTTAATAGGAGCATCACCAAAAGTCTTTTGAACAACATCTTCCATTGCTTGCTTGGCAGCTTTTGAAAGTTTATAATTCCACCTTCCAGAAGAATCTTTATATCTAATATCTCCTCTTGTTCCAACAACAGCTGAGTTTCTTCTTAAAGAAGGAGCTTCCTGTATCTTCATAAACCTATTTTTTATAGGACTCCACTTAAACCACTCCTTTTGAGCAGTATCAAATACATTAATATGTTTTACATTAGCATCTACGGCCATCTGAACTGCCCATCCAGTTCCACCTTTAACAGTCCTTCCATTTAAATTAGTGTTTTTACTTCCAAATTCTATTGGCCCTATTGCATATACAGCATTAGCATTCTTAACTTGATACCAATTTCTTGCTAAGAATTCATATGAAGAATCTTTCTTTATTGGTCTTTTTAAAGTAATATTAGCCCTTTCAAGTGCAGGTCCCGCTTCAAATAGCTCACTATCTGATAAACCTCTATCTACACCTGTTATTTCACCTCTTTTTTTTCTTTTAAAGTAATCTGTTAAAGCTCTTCTATTAATTTTTGTATCAGGCATAAAGTGTATAACTGGAACACCATGTTTTTCAAGAAGTTTAGACCAATAAGCATCAGAACCTCTAGCTCCTCCAGAAGCAGCTACTCCAATTGCTTCATGTGCTTTCTTTCTACTTGCTTTCTGCTCTCCTTTTCTTATATTAGAAAGCATTTCATATCCTTTAGTGGTGTAATCTTTAGCAGGGATTTTATCTGTAATTCCAAGAATTTCCATTAAATCATAAGCTCTTTCAAGATTCTTGCCACGAGTTCCATAAGTAGCCTCTTCACCATCTAAAATTCTTTTTTTGACTTCTTTCTGAACTAATGGATGAACCTTGTCCCATCCAGTCATATCTTCAGGGTTTCTTTCAAATTCTAATTTAGGGTTAGTTTCAGCTTCCTTTTCAAATTTCTGAATAGTTTTAGCAGCTTTAGCTCCCTTCCAGTCCAATTCTTTTGAACCAAAGTAAGCCCCTGCCAAGTATTCATATATTTGTTCTGGAGTAGTAGCTCCTCTCATTGTAGTAGGAATTCCCATAAATAATGAACCAGCTAATCCTTTTATAAACTTGTCTCCTTTGGTAGTCCCAGGAATAACATTACCTATAGTTCTAAACACACCACCTGCTACTCCTCCATGTAAGAAACTTTGCATCATTTGGTCTACACCGTCCCATACAGATGATATTGCACTAGCAGTACCAAGATGAAATGCTCCTTCAGCAAGGTGCTTAGCTTTCTCGCCAAGCATAAACTTAGAAGCAGAATCTACTGCGCTAAACCTAGAGTTTCTAGAATTCTTTAATATAGGTCTTATTACTTTTTTGGCTTGCTTAGTAACTAAGTCTGCACCAAGCATAGGTACAGATTTAATAGCGGATACTCCCCTAGCTGCATTCATCAATCCTAACGCCTTTAATGGTCCAGATAGTATTCCTGGTACAAATCCTACTAAATGACCTACACTTCTAGCTACAGATTCCCATTCGTTATCAGGATGCTCACCAGTTCTTAAAGTTGTAAAGCCTTCAAAAAAACCAGCTCCAGCTTGCTGTAATGCTTGTAGTATAGAGAAGTCCCCTTCATAGAACGGAAGACCATGATACTGCGCATGTTCTCGTATTAAATTTAAATTATCTTCTGAGTAATTCTGAGGAGATGATTGGTATTGAGATATTAAACTTCTTGTTTGCTCTGAAGAATAAGATGGGTTCCATTGTTGTTGTTCTTGTAAAGCCACATTTAATCAGTTGTAATTATTTTATAAAGTTGATACAAGGTAGCGGCATCTAATGCAAGACCAGCCACAGCTCCTACACCAGTACCCTTTAAACCCATTCCTAATGCTCCTTTACCAAGTAATTTTAAAGCACCTTTAACACCAACTTTCTTTATAACCCTCTTATATAGACCAGACATACCATGTTTTTTTATAAACTTACCAAGTACTTTAGCTGGTTTACCTTTAACTATTGATTGCTGGGCTTTATTAGCTGCTTGAGCGGAAGTCTTAGACTTTAATAATTTCTTCCCTTCTTTAGTCTTATCAAATTCTTTTATAGCATTTAATTTCGATTGAGCTATTTTTCCTCTAGGTTGTTTTTTTCTTATTTCAGCAATTTGGTTTTTTTCATATAATTTTTTAGCTTTATTATAAGCCTTAGTAGCTTTTGTTTGAGCACCAACTTTAGTCATTGATGCTTTTCCTTTTGTAATATCAACCCCAAGAGCTTTAGCAATAGCCTTATTATCAGGTTTAAACACGCTTTTCTTCCCAAAAGGACTTCTTCTTGCCATATAATTTCCAAGACCTTCGGTACCCATTCCATAAGCTACTTGACCAGCTCTTAGAGCCGCTAAAGTAGGTGCTCCAGTCATACTGTCACTAGTTTTCCTTGACATAGTTTGTCCCCAGGTTTGTTCAGGCATAGTCCACGCAGGAGCAGGTATAGGTAATCCTTGTGCATCTAGTTGTGGAGGAGCTTGCCTTAATACACCTTGTAATCCAGTATTCTGATTTATAAAATCTCTCATTTGACTATCAGATAAGAAATTAGCATTTTGAAAATTCAATAATTTATTCTGAACCATAGGAGCATAAGTCGCTATTTGAGAATCATACATTTGTTTGAATGCCGCAAAATTGTCAAGATTGTTTTGTCTAGCGAAGTTATTAGCTCTAACATTAAAAGGTGAATTTAAATTCTTCTTCCATTCCATATAAGCGCTTCCAGCAGATTTCATCTTACTAAAGTCTACTGTTTCAGGGTTCCAGTCATTAATATCTAATATAGAGGCTTGTATCAAAGGGTCAGTACTTGCCATAATATCTTTTTGAGTATTTTCTGTGAAATTATGCTCTGGAGTACCTAAAGCTTCAGTAATCCCCGATACACCAGTACCAGCCCCTAAGGCTTTGCTAGCCGCTCTTGAATATGCATCAAAATCTGCCATTATTTACCTATCCCTCCTAATGCTGAGAAGAAGTTAGATAACCATCCTTGTCCACTACCAAATCCTCCTCCTCCTTGTATGCCTCCAAAAAAGTTAGAAAGACCTCCTTGGCCTGTACCAAATTCACTTCCAAATCCTTTAGGGAGGTACTGAGATAAAAATCCTTCTCCTCCAGCTGATGGACTATAGGCATCTAATTGAGCAGCTTTATTAGCTAAAGCTAATTTTGTCATAGGTTGGTCTAGTTTTGATTGCTGAGTTGTCATATTACCCATTAACCCAACTCCTTGAGTAAACCTGTCTTGCAAGGCCGCTTGCCATTGCTCGTTAACTCCGCCCATAGATTGGTTCATAGCTTGGTTTTGAGCTGCTAAAGCTTGACCAGGAGATATACCTCTCATAGCTGCCATTTTCATAGCTTGACTTCCTGTTTGAGCTCCTACTTCAGAAGCTCTTTGAGTCAATAAATTTCTCATCATTTGATTCTGCTGTGAGGTAGGGTCCATCATAGCTCTAGATAAACTTATTTGTTCGTTTATTAAATTTTGAGTAGGAGCTTGAGTTTCTCTAAGCTCATCAGCAGTCATTAATTCAGGTGAACTATCTCCTCCACCAAACAAATTGCCTATTAATCCAGTACCTATACCAGAAAGTAATCCTTTTCCTATCATTCCCCACATAGTATTTATATCTCCCTATAAATCATCAGTATAATTTAAGCATAATGTAATCATTAAACAAGTTATTTCCATAACAAAAGCCTAATATACCCATCTGTCATATTTTTAGCTTGTTCTCCAGTCCCTAAAAAACTATTACCTTTTAATGTTCCAGCTTCTCCACCCTTAAGATAAATTTTTGTAGTATCTAACTTAATGCTAATTCCATAGTCGTGACTACCAATTAATATTGAGGAGTTTATAGGGACAGCCCAAGTTATTATACTTGAATCAACAGTAGCTCCAGTAAGAGAAAAAGCTGAAGCGTCTATATTGGGACTAGCTCCAGAAGTAGCTCCTGCTGAGTTTAAATCTGGAGCATACCATAACTGGAGAGTTGATGGTAATACCGATAAATCATGTGTTAACTCCATTAAACCTGTTATGTCTTCATCTACTATACTAAAATCCCAGATAACCCATCCACTATCATAATCAGGTCTAGGTAAAATAAACTTATTGTTTTTTTCATCAAAGGTAGTTAAATTAGCTCTGCTATCACCGGTATTAGTATCGACTCTTTCTATTTCATCTATAGATTCTAACTTATTCTGACTAAAAGAAGCACTCTTGTCTTTAAACTTTACAAAACTATCACCTAAAGAAGGAGTCTTCCAACCTTCTTCTGTCCTTACTTCGAATGTATAAGTACCATCAGCATTTCTAGTAGTTTTTATATCGCCTGTTTTACCATCTTTATCAGATATATCTTTTTCAGCTGTAGCATTAACTGATTTTGATAGCTCGTTTAAATACTTTTCTATAGACTGTAATGATTTCTGCACATCTGCAAATGAACTTATTTTAGTATTTAATTTTACATTAGACATTATTTAGTGCTTTTTCTTCTAAATATTATACCAAAAGAATCTATAGGTTCTGTCATATTCTCTGCTTTAAATTGAATCCATCTACCTTTTTTATTAGTACCTGATATTTTATATTCTGAAAAACCTGATGATGGACTTGAATAAGTTATATCAGATGTAGATATGTCACCATTACTTGTCTTAATTAAAAGTCTATCGCTACTATCTATATAGCTTCCTTCTAGATTTACATTAGCCGTAGCCCCATTTAGTTTAATTTTAGTATAAACTTTTGTAATAGAATCTTCACCCATTGTTAATTTTTTACTTATCCAAGTATAATCTCTCTTAGATGACCCTCCTTTAAATTCATACACTCCATTGTCTATA